GACCACATGCTGTTCCCATGTTCAAAAACGCTTCGGACTTTCCGACGTATTCTATGATACTTCTTACGATCATCTCTTTTAATTTGAGTTGATCTACATGTCCTCTTGCATTCATATATTGGACTGTGCTAAAATTGGCAGGCTTATCAATGTATCTGCCTTTGTTTCCCATCACTTCATAGAGATGGGCGTTAGCAACTTTTTCCAATAATTTAATTACTTTATCAGTTACCTTTGACATTTTGTCTCGTGTTATTTATTTATAAAATAATGATTTTTAAACAGGCGCAACGAGGTCTTCCTCGTCATCGTCTTCCACTTCAAGTTCTTCCTCATCATCGATTTCTAAGTCTAAATCGTCGAGACTAACTTCTTCGTCATCAAGTTCTAATTCAGGCTCTTCTACTTCTTCAGCCTCCTCTGACTCCTCTGGCTCTTGACCAAGAGACGCCGCAATTCTTGCTTTGGCTTGATCCAAAGTATCTTGCAAACGATCACCGACCATATCATTAAACTGTCGCTCAGCCTGAGTGAAGTTTTGATCTTCAATCGCTTTCAAAAAATCTTCAACTGGCTTAGAGTCAGTTTCAATAGGTTCTGCTTGCAGTTCATCAACTACTACATCTTCGTCAGACATTATTTTTCCTCATCTTTTGGTTCATCGGGAACAACTTGAACAGGTACAGGCTTAGGCGCCTCGGGTTCTTGTTGTTCTTCGTCATCTTTATCTTCAATTTCGCCGTCTTTGGTTTCTTGATCGATCTCTTTTTTCATCGCTTCTAGATCATCGTCGGTCATACGTAAGACGTTACGCATAACCCATTCTTTCGAATAGTACTCACCAACAAACTGAGTAATTTCATTCATAATGCCGATGCGTTCGCGAAGAATCTCCATTTCTTTCAGTTCGGTAAAGTGGTTGTCTTTTACGAAGTCAACATAGATGTTGTCTTTCCACTCTTCCCAATCTTGCTCAGTGATAATACCTTTGAGCATGAGTTGTTTCTTGAGAATACCCAAGAATACCCAAGAGAATCGTCTGCGAAGCCGATCAATGAATTTTTGGAACTTAACCTCATCTCTAGAAATTTCAGTCGATCTGCCGAGCGAGAACTGTGCTTCTTGCTCTAAACGATTCACTGGGACATTCAGAGAGCGATACAGTCGCTTCTGGAAATAGATGATGTCATCTATCTGTCCCAGATTCTCGCCGCCTGGCAGTGTTGTGATCTCTGTTCCACGTCCGTTCTCTCGGCGTGGCAGCCAGAAGTCTTCAAGCATTGACATGTGCTTGCGATCATCTTTGATCTGACCAGTGTTTGCATCGTACACTAATTTGTTTCGATACTTCGACATGATGTCAGACATATACTGCTCGGCTTTACCACGAGGCAGAGAGCCTACATCAATGTAAAAGATTCGACGTTCGGGTGCACGTGCGAGACGATAGATGACCAACGAGTCTTCCATCATGCGCAACTGGTTAATAGGCTTCAGTGCCTTATGAAGATGCGAAACAACTTTCTTTTTTGTCTCATCCAACAGACCACTAGTGACATAACTGATCGAGTCATTAGACAGTTTTACACCAGTTTGCGTGTTGCCTGGCTTGTCTTCGTAGATGTAGTATTCATCAACTTTGTCTACGACCTTAACGCCAGTTGCTGGATCTTTCTTGTACTTGACTTCACGCACTTTTCGAATGCGAGTTGAGTCGATGTTTCGAATCTCTTGAATGCCTGCTTTTGGCTGTGCGTCATTGACAAGAAGGTGATGATAAATGCGACCGTCTACGTACCAAGACCTAAAGATTTCGTGACCGATCTCATTGAATCGGAGCATACCGATAATGTTTTCAAACTCTTCACGAATCTGCTCTTTGATCTTTTCACCAGCTTCAATGTCATCAAGTGAAATTTCTACAGAAGATGATAGTTCAGAAGCAGAAATGCCTTCGTTGACGATTTCGTCAATTGCCATATCTACTTCAGGATGCATGGCTACACCACGATAGCGCAAAACGAGATGATGGTTGTCTTTCGACTCATCTCCATCCATATTAATGTACTGACCAAAATGACCCGCCGTCGCAGTTACATAACCCGCGCCGTCAGCGTCAGTTGGAGGGACAATAGACTGTAACTTCTCTTTGTCCTTTTCGTCTTTTTTGGCTCGCTTAATTTCGAAGCCAAAAATTTTCAATGTGTTTACGTTATCTGCCATACGTATTCCTAAAAAATTATATAAGGGAGCCCGAAGACTCCCTTATATTTAGTACACCATTAAGATGTCGTATTGCTTTCCCAATACTGATACGAGAACGTGATATCAAACGTTTCGATCTGATCTCTCTGATCGTAGTCAAGAGTGATTGGTCCAACAACCGTTGGAAATGCACCTCTAAACGTGTAACGCTTGATTACAGACTCATCACGATCCAACTGATCTACAAGCAGGTCTGCTTGATAGTCAACTGGATTCGTCAAGCCAGTATTTGCACTGTGCGCGTTGATGCCGTTCATCCATCGCTCAAACGAATCACGAATGGTAAAGTCAGTATCGTTAATGATAGTAACAGTCCAATCTTCGAATGTGCGATCACCCGCAACCTTTAGTTCACGACCGCGAAACGGTACTGCAAACGAGTTGGTTGAAGACTGAGGCAACTGCGCAGTTTTGCAAAGAAACGATGTCAATTCGACATCGCCTCCTGCGTACGCTGGAAAGTTGAGTGTCGCCTTGAACAGATTTGGTCTAGCGCCACCACCTCTCAGCTTTGACTTGAAGTCATCTACTCCTAAAATAGCCATTAGTTATTCTCCTTGCGCTTAAACCAGTCCAACGACTTCATCAAAGTCTACACCAGTTCTAACTGCTACGAAGTTCAGTGTTACGTAGTTGATAGAACGTGCAGGCTTAATAAAGACCGATGCGACAAATTGATTGTTATCAATGATGTTTGGAGTGTTGTTTGTTTCGTCACACACCACTCTAAAATCAGTGATACCCCGTCGACCCTTAATCTCTCTCAAGAAAGGCTCGATAATATTAACGAATTCCGCACGAGTGAATTCATCATTGAATTCGAACATAACGTTCTGTGCGGCGCCTTTGATTGCTCGCTCGATCACCAAGAAGAGGCGACGAACGTTGATGCGATCAAATGCTGAAGGACGACCTAACTTAGTCTTATCTCCGTACAACAAGATTCCTTGACCTGGCAAGTTAACAATTGGGTTAACACTGGCTTTATACAAAGTATCTCTTTGAGCCTTAGCGGGATTGTACGCTAGAGAAGTTACTCCGAAGTATTGTCCTCTCCTAGAGCCTGCTGGCGAGAACCACGGATCTGCATTCAGATCAGTAGATGCCATCACACCCGCTGTTGCGGCTGCGGCAGGAATGTTTACATACTCATCGTTATACTTATCGTATACTTTCAAGTAGTTGCCATCGACAATCAGGTAAGAAGAAGCATTTAGCGTATTTGCCCAAGCCGCAGTTGCAGTAGCAATTACACTGGTATTTGAGCCTTGTCCTGTCACAATCGATGAAGGTGGTGAAGTCACAACAACACAATCTTTACGTGTTACCGCTTGTGCAGTCAATGTGTTAGCCATTGTTCTACAGTCAGCACTGTCAACAACTTCTGGTGCAACTAAGAAATCCACTTGAATTACGTCAGGATCGTTATACTCACCAAAACTGATCAGATAATTGTTTATATCTGGATTAGCCGCTCTACCGCGATCAAGAGAGTAAGTACCAACTTGACCTGACGCTGAGCCTGTGAACGATGCCGCACTCGTAATTCCTGGGAACGCATCTGACAAGTTAGGTGCCCAAACATACTCGGACTGATTGTTCAGAACGTTTTGAATAAAGTTAGTTGAACCATTGTCAGTTTTAGCGTCCGTTGCCAGAGAAAGATAAGAATACTTTTCTAGCACTGTTCCTGGCGTTCCTGTGATTTTACCATCCTCATCGAGAATGATACAGTGAACTTCGTCGCCAACTTCAGAGTCAGCCGCAAAGCCGTAGCCTGCTACGTTAGCAGATGATCTTGGCGGACCATCAAACAGTGTAGAGATATCAGCGCCGTCAACAGTCCAGTTGTTAAACGCACTATCAGCTTCGCTATATGGGCACATTGAAATCTTAAGGCTGTTACCTAAAGTGCCAGGATATTTTGCGATAACATAGTTGTTTAGAGTGGTAATGCTACGCGCATCCCAATCATCACGATTTTTAATCAACACCTGATCAGCACCAGCCGCGATTGCGTTTTGTGCTGAATCGTCTACGGTACGTGTTACGTACGCGCTACTTGAATACTTCAAAAACATTGAAGCAGAGAGAAAATCCGATACTGCCGCCGCAGAATCGTTAGAAGGAGATCCAAATTGCGAAGCCAATTCTGCTTCAGTACTTACCAGAATAGGCTGATCGGCTGGACCCCAGTTAAAGTCTCCTACAAACGCTCCCGTTGAAGAAGTAACTGCCGGCACTACACCAGACAGATCGAATTCCTTCACGGTAATGTTGGGAGACTCAGATGGTAGTAATGCCATGGTCGTGTCCTTTTTTTCGTTAATATATGATAAGAGAACATAATACGGATAATTTCAATGTATTTATTTATAAATTACCTGTTTTTCAGTACGGTTCGTCCCATGTTAACTGCCAGGGTTCGTACTTCATACGTTCTCTGTCTTCGATCTCTTGAATGGCACTAGACCCATCATCAACAAATCCAAACGGCACTACATCTTCTTCGATACGTCTCATCTGCTGTTCAAACATCATCTGCTTAAGATTGATGTCTGTCATGTCTGAGAACATCTGTGTCGATATAAAGTAACCGAGCATCACTAAGTTCATCATCAAATCGTCATGATTGCCATCAGCGGCTTCGTAAGACTGTCCTTTTGAAACAAACGTAGAAATCTCTAAGATAGTATCATCGTCAACGATATCTAATTTGTTGTTTTCAAGAAGGTCTTTGATGCCAGAACAACCAAGACGTTTTGTCTTTCGTGTCATTTCAATGCCAACAGCATTTGCTTTGACTGTTGACTCCACGTGAACATTTTCGTATTCTAGATCATAATACAAACCTCTACAAACTACGCTACCCTGGTCATTTGATTCAACGATCACATATGCGTTGTTGTAGACTTTCGCAAACTTATAGATAATGTCTGGGAAGAGTATTGGAGAAATAGTATTGTTCCGATACACAGCGACCTGTTTGAAGGGTCGCACAGATATATCGATTACGTTAAACGTCGAATAGTCCTGTCCTCTTCCTTTTGCTACGTCGACCATCATGAGATATTCGTGATTCTTTGATGTTTCTTCGTAGATTTTTACATCACCGCCCTCAAGCATTTTGAGTGGTGGCATTGATCTTAGATTAAGCAGTGTTTCTGCATTGATCAGTGTATCGCCCGTTCCGAAAAACGTATTGCCAAATTCTTGATCGAACTGCATCTGTGACGTGTTCGAAATTGTCTGCTTCTTCCACTCTTCATCACGTCCTGGCACGTCCCACCAATTAACTGTAAAGGCTTGATATTCGTTGATCTTTTGTACAGCGCCTTCCCAGATTTTGTGAAACGTATTACCGATACCGTTAGCGGTAGATGTTATGATAACTTTTGTATCTTTA